GTGCAACCGGCTCCACCACCTCCTCTCGAACCTCCGGTTGCACAGCCACCCCCTGCTCCTGAACCTGAACCAGAGCAGTTTAAATTCTCTGCGGAAGAGCAGGCCCTGTTTGACACCGTGGCAGAGACCTATCCTGAGGTCATGCCGCTGTTCGAGTTGATGGAGAAGAAGATCCTGGCCACGCGGGACGCGACCAGGAAGCAAGCACTTGCCGAGGCTACTGCCTCGTTGACCCAGCAGCTGGCACCGGTCTTCAACGAGACCCAGGTTGCCGCTCGCTCTCGGTGGGAAGCCGCCGTGCTGGGCAAACATGCTGACGCTTTTACCGTTCTTCCGCAGTTGGAGGAGTGGGTAAAGAAACAACCGGCGATACTGCAGCCGGCGTACAATGCAGTTCTTGACCGGGGGACTCCAGAAGAGACGGTCGAGTTGTTGGATGTGTTCAAAAAGAGTTCTGAGTACACTCCTCCGCAGCCACCGCCTCCGGCGGTCGACCCAGCAGTGGAAGAAAGACTCAACGCTCAGGAAGGAGTGAAGAGTCGGAGAACTGTCGATCGCGGGACCGCGTTGGATCCGAACGACTTCGACAGTGCATTTGATCGGTTTGCCGGAAAGGCGAGTGTGTAACCAAAAAAGTCATAGGAGGAAATCATTATGACCACAGTGTATGGGGATATCTCCCCGGCAGTAGCAGCAAGTTCCGCTGTTGAGATGCTCAAGCGAGGGCAGCCCCATCTGGTTATCCAGCAGTTCGGGCAGGCCAAACCCTTGGGAAAGAACCAAACCAATACCCAGAAGTTCCGTCGTTATGAGCGGCTGGCTGCAGCCACCACCCCGTTGGTTGAGGGCGTAACCCCGACCGGCAGCTCGCCGACCGTGACGGACTACACCGCCACCCTGAGCCAGTATGGTGACTTCCTGTCGCTGACCGACGTCATTCAGGATTTGCATACCGATCCGGTCTTGATGGAGTATTCCGCGATGATCGGCGAGCAGTCTGCCCTCACCTTGGAGACTGTGCTCTTCGGTATCCTCAAGGCCGGTACTACTGTTTACCGCGCCAACGGTGCGCAACGGACAGACATCAACACCCCGCTGACCCTCAATCTGCAGCGCAAAGCCATCCGTGGTTTCAAACGCCAGCTGGCTCGGCCATTTACCACCAAGATTTCCAGCTCGCCGAACTTCGGTGCCGAGGCTGTTCTGCCCTCGTACATCGGCCTGATCCATCCAGACCTGGAGAACACCGTCCGCGGCCTCCAAGGATTCAAGGATGTCGTTGATTACGGTGGAGGCTCCACCTATGAGGGCGAGATCGGTGCGGTAGAAAACGTCCGATATGTCTCATCCACGATCTTCGAGGCGTGGGCTGATGGCGGCGGAGCAAAAGCCGGCAGCGGTGTGACCATGGTCTCCACCACCGGCACTAACGCTGACGTTTATCCGGTCATCTATCTGGCTCCTGATGCTTTTGGCGTCGTACCGTTGAAGGGTAAGAACGCGATCACCCCGATCGTGCTCAATCCCAATGTCCCCCGTGGCGGCGATCCTCTGGCTCAGCGCGGGTCTGTAGGTTGGAAAACCGACTTCACTGGAGTTATTTTGAACCAGGCTTGGATAAGTCGCGTCGAGTGTGCTGCAGTAGAACTGTAAGCTAATCAGCCTGTCGGCTGACCCCGACAGGCTTCTTTCCTAAGGAGGAAATACAATGCTAAACCAAAGTGCAAAAACCGGTAAGGTCACCGTAGCCAATCCGGCTGCCGCCGTGACCATTGCCCTCGGGTTCAAGCCGTCTTACGTCCGAGCCTTCAGTGTCAACAACCTCGTATCCTACGAGCATTTTGTAGGTATGGGCGATGGCACCTCGCTCGACACTGCTAATCACGCCGATACACAGATTTCCCTCAATGCCGCCGGGGCAATTACCCTGACCTCGAACGGGTTCACCCTCGGCCTTGATATCTGTGATACCGCTGCTGACGTCGTCTACTGGCTGGCTGTCCGCTAAATAACAGGCGGGGAGAAATCCTCTGCCATAAGGAGCAAACATGAGCCGCGTATCTGAATTGAAAGCACGACGGATCATCGCCGAGACAGTGATGGTCGACACCATTACCGACCGGGCTGGGTCCAGCACCCTTAATGCCACGATCGCTGAGTTGAACGCTGCCGCCGATCTGTCGGCACAGGTAGCCATGGCTCCAGCCGCTGGTTTTCTTGGTACTGGCACCATCTACAAAAGCTCGGTGACCAAAGAGGGTGAGTTCATCTACACCCGCATCTACATCGATCTCACCGGGACGAAGTCCACCACCACTGACCGGGATATCATCGGCAACACCGGCGCAGCCTACATCGGCCGGATCACTGCTGCAATCAACGGCACTGTCGTTGGCGGCACCATGACCTGCCTTGAGGCTCCGACCACCGGCGTTACGGACATCGACCTGTATGCCGCCACCGCTGCTACCGGGGCCTATGATGCCGATGCCAACGCTCTTGCGGGTGCGGCTGCACTGGTCTCCGCTGGCGGTGCTTGGACCATCGGGACGACTAAAGGGATGACCGCCTTGCCGGCCGCTGATGCTTACCTGTATCTGGCCAACGGTGCCGCTGGTACTATCGGCACCTACGACGCTGGGAAGTTCATGCTCACCTTCATCGGTGTGTAACGAGGTTGCTTTGCATCGAGGGGAGGAGGGCAACCTCCTCTCTTTTCGCAAGGTAACTACAAACGGAGGGTGGACAATGTACATGAAACGAATGTTCGAGATAGGGCAGGCAGCGAATGGCTACGTCATTGAATGCCGAGTTCCTATTAAGTCGAAGAAAAGGGAAGACGCTAAGAACATGATCAGCGAATACCCAGGGTCGTGTGAGAAGCAGTTTATCGCCAAGACCATGGAGGACGTCTCGACTCTGATTTCCAAGCTCTTGCCGATGATGGATGATTCGTTTAATTCTGAGGAAGAGTTTGATAAAGCGTTTGATAAAGCGGCAGGAGTAGCCGCGAAATAATTTAACGGGGGATACACCATGGCTGAAGACAACGATCTCGATCTAGGACTGGACGACATTATCGACCTGCCGCCGAAGAAAGAGGTGAAGAAGAAAGCAGCAGCGAAAAAACCGGCCGCGCCTGTCGAGGCAGTGCTGCTCGACGATCTCGATCCTGAGTACGACCGGGCAAACTGGCCGACGATCATCATCGACTTCGAGCAAGATAAACCAAACTATGAGTTCGTCGCAGCCCACGGAACCTGCAAGAACGGCGACCCCTTCGGCTGGGATATGCAGATTCAGCGCGGGGTAGAGGTCAAGGTACCGCCCTCTATCGTCTACGCCCTGCGAGACGCTCGCAGTACCCACTTTACCCAAGTCACTGACCCACTGACCGGGACGACCTCCATGCGGCGGCAGGATCGCTCTGCCATCCCTTGGTCGTTGGTCTCTGGAGGTAAATACATCCGATGAACCGTGCGGAGATGTTGGCAGAACTGCGGGACGTACTGAATGACTCAGCCACCAACGGTGTCTGGGCAACCACTACCCTCTTGGGCTACCTGTCGGAAGGGCAGGATAAGTTCTGCGAGGAGACCGGCTATTTTACTGACATCTCCAATTTCACCCTTACCTTGCAGACCGGGGTGGCTATGTACGCCATCCCTGACCGGGTGATCCAGATCATTGATATCTGGAACGGAGCCACCAAGCTGAGCAAGGTCCTGACCGGCGAGGACTATGACGATGCTGGCTACGGCTGGAACATCTCCACAACTGGGATGCCGATCCAGTGGCGCACCGACCAGGAGACTGGTCTGGTCTCGCTCAGCCCGACGCCGACTGCGACGGAGAACGGCGAGATCCTCACTCTCCAGGTGTGGCGCTACAGCCGCTACGACCTCGCTGGTCTGGGCGCTGTCCCTGTCGGCGGCGGTGCGGCCCCTCCTGCCGAGCCGGAGATACCCTCCCGCTTCCACCGTGCCTGCATCGAGTGGGCGGCCTATAAGGCCTTCAACCACCACGACATGGAGGCGCAGGACCCAGTTAAGGCCAAAGACCATTACGCCCTGTTCAGGAGCTATGTGGCCGATGGCCGTCAGTCGCTAATCCGGCGGCAGAATATCGAGTCCCGCGTCGGGACGAACGCAGTCTACCGAGCCTGATATGGCACAAGCGAAATTCATCCCCATCCTCACTACCGCCACAGGGCTGAACAACGCCATTGATCCGGTGCGGATTGCCTACGACCTCAAGACCGGCGAGTCTGAGTTGTCGCAGGCGGTGAATGTCGATATTGATAACTCCGGGCGAATCAACCGCCGCCGCGGCCGCACCCTCAAGGTAGCTACTGCGGGACGCAACGCCTTCGTCGCTGGTGAGACCTGTCTGTTCGTCAGCGGCACTATACTCTACCGGCTCACTCCTGGGTACACCACCGAGGTCGTTCGGCCCGGGCTAACTCTCAACGCGAGGATGCGCTATGTCGCCGTTGCTGATCGAGTGTACTACACTAATGGGATCGAGACAGGCTACGTACGACAGGGTCTTGACTATGCTTGGAGGAAAGGCGACTATACCGCGCCGGAAGGCGATCGTCGCGTTCTCTCCGAGCCCCCCAAAGGGCAGCATCTTGGCTGGTTCGCCGGCCGACTCCTGGTCGCTAAGGAC